AGAGTTAGCCTTAAGGTTTATAGACATGGAAACCTCTTTGCCGATGATGTTTCAGGGTGAAAAAGGCGAGATACCGGAAACCTTAGGCGCAACGAACATAATGGTTGATGCAAACAACGTAGCGCTCAGATCAAGAGTAAAAACATGGGATGACAGGATTACAAGACCGCATATAACTCGTTATTATTCGTGGAATATGCAATACAACGAGGACCCGGAAATTAAAGGCGACTATAACGTGGACGTCAGAGGCACTTCAGTACTTCTTGAAAAAGACCAGCAGGCTAAGTCATTATTCCAAGTATTCCAGGCAAAACAAGACCCTGATATAAAAGCATTAGTTGACTGGAAGAAAGCCATTAAAGCCTTATTTTCTGCAATGCATTTAGATATACTTAAATCTGATGACGAGATAAAGGCAGATGAAGAAAAACAAACCGAACAGCCAAAAGATCCACGTATTGCAGCCGCAGAGATAAGAGCTCAAACAGAAATGGAAAAAGCCGAAATGTCTCAGAAAGGTCAAAACGAAGAGTTTAAATTGAGAAGAGACGCTACAATATCCGAGCTTCAAGAAAAAGCCAAAGACGCAGAAGCCGAGAGACAGCACGAAAAAGAAATAAAGGGAATAGACTACCAAATAAAGATAATGGAATTTTCGTCTAAATCAGGGATAAGCCTTGATAAGATAAAAGCCGATCTTGCAACAAATTCAGCGAAAATGAACTTACAGCGTGATCTATCTTCACAAAAAGGTGGGGGAGAGCAAATTATAGAACCAGTAAGCGAGCCAGCAGGAAAAGCAAAGGATGGCAGAGCTTTTGAAGATTAATATGATTTTAGGAGGAAAATCGAATGCGCTTTGAAAAAGGAAAATATTATCGTCATTACGGAGGCAGATACATTTCAATAGTCGGTGAGGTAGAAACAACACGGTGGGGGCATGTGTTTGTTGTAGAAGAAGCTGACAAAACAGGGCATAGCATAAGTTGCGCTGAGATTAATAGTGAAGCTGAAGCTGAGAACTGGGTGGAAATTTCTGAAATTGAATGGTTAAGTAATTTCACGGAGGGGAAAGACGGTGTGTTTTAAACATCGCTTGGAGGTAAAATGTTAAAAAAAACAAGAGAGAGGTTTGAGGCGTTAGAGCTAAAGCTATATCAAGCGGAATGTAAACATTATAATGTTAATTTTATTATAATAGATCCCTATGGGACAAATATGGGTGTTGAAAAATGTTCAGAGTGTGGGAAGATAATCAAACGTTATATTCATGATCGAATTGGGTTTGAAAAAGCTAAATTAGAAGGAGCAAAGAAGAGCCTTGCTCATCACTTAGGGAAAAAGAACTATAGGATGCAATAGGAGCATAATGTTGTGGTTTAAACCCAGAAAAAATAAGCAGATAGAAAGATTAGAGGTCAAGATACCAAGGAATTTTGATTATGACGGTCTTATTGACGCATATTCTCCAACATGGGTATTTGTAAGAAAATGGCTTGAAGGTGAACTTATTAATGCAAGAGAACGAAACGATTTCCAGAAGTTAACTGAATTAAAAACAGCAGCATTGCGAGGCAGGATTAAGCTGTTAAAAGAGATACTTAAATTACCTGAGAATAAAACATGATACAAGCACAGGCAGAAACCATACAATCCGAAATAGAACAGATGTTAAAGGATCATAGTATTCATTATAAAGTCGAAAAAGTAAGAACAGACAGATTGAAATTTATTAATTTGACAATTTCAATTAAAATTGATAAAGAATAAATACAACAATTTAACATAACAAGCGAATAGAGCTATCTATTTAGAAGCCAGCTTGATGGGAGAAATCTCATTAACTGGCTTTTTTTATTTTTACGAGCCGATTTAATCGCCTCGAACTTCTCACCGTTTAGCTGAGAAAGGAAAAATATTATGCCAGATAAAATAGAAGAAGGGAAAACAGAAAAAGAAAACCAAGCTATTAGAGATGAAATCGCTGCCGAAGTCTTTGACGAAGCACCGATAGAAACTAAAAGCAAGGAAGAAGTAGCCGAGGCAGTTGAAGTCGAATCGGAAGAGCCAGAAGATGAGTGGGCCGGAGTAAGTCCCGCCCTGCGAAAAACTTTTGAAGCTATGTCTAATAAATTAAAAGACTCCGACACAAAATTAAAAGACTTTGACACAATGGTTGCAAGGTTAAAACAGACAGAAAGCAGGATAGGGTCAATCCAGAATAAGATGCATGAAGCTGAAACGAAACCCGCACCCACGAAAGAAGAGGTTGAAAAGGCTGCGTCAGACGATGAAGCATGGAACGTATTAAAAGAGGATTTCCCCGAATGGGCAGAGGCTATTGATTCAAGGCTTGCAAAGACCAACTCCAACATAGAGTTGAGCAAGAAAGAGATCATGGATAGCCAGAAAGCATTTAACGCCAGCAGAGAGCAATCAGAAGGCAAGATAACGGGTCTTGAAAAAATGCTTGAATCTACCCAGACATCGCTTCTCGATCTCAAACATGAAGGGTGGGAAGAAACAATTAAAACACCTGAGTATTTAAGTTGGATAGGGAAGCAACCGGATGAAGTTAAACAATTGACAACAAGTAAGTTTGCCAAAGACGCAATTTCGGTCTTAGACAAATTCACAAACAAACAAAACGATAAATCACCTTCCGAGATCGCAGCGGAAAGAAAGCAACGGCTGAAACAGTCAGTTGCAGTGGATGGCAAGAAAACTAAACCGATTAAGACGGAAGCAGACATGTCAGACGCAGAAATAAGAAAAAAAATAGCCGCTGAAATCTGGGAGGAATAGGGAGAGGTAAAATTATGAGTACCCAAAAATATTCCACAGATCCAAGTAGAAATCTGCTGTATGCAGAATTAAAAATGTTGAAACACGCAGAGCCGATAATCGTGCTTGGCAAGTTCGGAGATCAGAAAGAACATCCGTTAAACAAGACAGATACGGTTGTGTTTAGGAGATTAAAACCCTTTAATGCAAACGCAAATGAAACACCAAATATAACCGCAGCTGACTTTGTAACGTCTGAGGGTGTAACACCCACGGCGAATACAATTAGTTATACTGATGTTACCTCCTCATTAAGCCAATATGCGGTGTTGTTTAAATTCTCAAGCAAAGCACAACTTCTTTATGAAGATAACATCCCTGATGATATGGCAAAGCTCACAGGCGAGACGATGGGTGAAGTAGCCGAGCTTATTGCATACGGTCAGGTAAAAGCTGGTTCGAGTGTTATTTATGCAAATGGTGACACAAGAGTAGGTCTTAACACAGCCATAAGTTTGAATAAACTTCGTCAGGCTGCAAGAACGCTTGAAAACAACAGGGGTAAAAAAGTAACTACCGCGATTAAATCCGGCCCTGATTTTGGAGTAAGCTCAGTTGAAGAGGCTTATATCGTGTTCATTCACACAGATCAGAGTTCAGACATAAGAGATATTGCAGGATTCACTAAAAGAGTTGATTACGGATCAGCGATTAAACCCGTCCATGCAAGAGAAATCGGAGCAGTCGAGGAATTTAGATTTGTAACCTCACCTCTTTTCGCTCCTTATCTTGCTGCTGGTGCAGCTGATGATGACACGATGGTTTCCGCGGGTGGTTCGAATAATGATGTTTACCCTGCGATTGTGATGGCAGAGTCAGCATGGGGTCATATTTCACTTAAAGGCCATGGATATACAGGTATTTCACCCACGATAATTCCGTCTAACGTGAAAGACCATGCCAATCCTTCAGGTATGTTCGGATTCGTTGGAGCTGATTTCTGGCTGTCTTGTGTGAGACTAAACGAAAATTGGCTTGTCCGCATAGAATCGTGCAGTACACAGTTATAAGAATGTGATTTAGCAGTAAAAAATTAAACAAGACTTACCCGGCGAAAGCCACATGAGTAAGGAGGTAATATGTCTAAAATACAGAGTTACATAAACTATATAGCCGATTCAAGAGCAAGGCGCTCACTTCGGTCTATATTTGCAAAGTTTTTAAACGATGACGACCCGACCACCTTTAAGGCAATGACCTTTAGCGACACAGCCTATCCAATTATAATTTCAGGCGATTATACTACGGGTATAACCCTTTCTGGGGATGGAACAACGGCAATATCCGTAACAAGTGGATTTACCGGAACGACTGGTATTTCGCTTGCAGGCACAGCTACAGACGGTATTGCTCTTTCAGGGGCTTGTTCAACAGCTGTAAATGTGTCAGTCG